GAATTTCTATTAGAAAATGCAAACAATGGGGTGGATATTTTGGCAGTTCTGGATGATATTGTGGAGGTGGAAGATACAGCACTATAAGTAACAATTAGTATACACAGATTAGGGGTGAGTTTATAACACTTATCCCCTGTAATATGTGTGGGGTTTATATAACACAGTGGTTACACAGTTGTTGACATAAACCTCATATAATGTTATGATGTTATATAACAGTTATATGCAGTGTTTTGCCCCCTTCGTTGTTATGCCCGATGCGGGCGTTGCGTTTATAAAAAACCGAAAGTCCCTAACCTACAACGAACCGAATTCGAGATGTATATAAAAAAACCACGAAAATATTTTTTGACCTTCTAAGGTTTTCTATATAAAAAAATCCCCCACAAAAAAATGTCCTCCGAAAGAGAAAACATTACAACATATCATATCTACATAAAGGATCGTTGCATATATCATAATTTAAAACAAGACGAGTTTGATGAGACATGGGAACTACTCAACGTCATGGTAGGGTTGTTGAAGACTGATTATAATTCAGGAGATTTATCATATGAAAAAGCAGCACCACAGGTAGGAGTGGGTGGACCAATCAGGATATCAATTGAACCACCAGGTGGAGATTCATATTAATACGGTATTCCTCACAACCATTACTTAAACATTGACATATACATAATATCACTGTATAATTGAAATGAAGGTAACTTAGAGGTTATGGCAAAAGGATTTACTGTTAAAGCAAAGGCTCCTACGAAGGACGCAGCAAAGTGGGATATTCCTGCTATCAAGGAAAGATGGAAAGGAAAGACAATAGTATTCTGTCTTCCTGGTAGAGGTTGTTCATATACCTTCTTAAAGAATTTTGTTCAACTGTGCTTTGATATGGTACAGTCTGGAATGAGTATTCAGATATCACAAGACTACTCTTCTATGGTAAACTTTGCAAGATGTAAGTGTCTTGGTGCAAATGTTCTCCGTGGTGCTGATCAGAAACCTTGGGATGGTAAACTAGAGTATGATTATCAGTTATGGATTGATAATGACATTGTGTTTAATGCAGAGAAGTTCTGGCAACTTGCTGATCTTGCCATTCCTGCTGAAGGTGACGAAAGACAGATCGCAGCAGGCTGGTATGCTACAGAGGATGGACATACTACCTCAGTTGCTCACTGGTTAGAAGAGGAAGACTTCCGTAAGAATGGGGGAGTTATGAATCATGAGACTGTTGAGTCAATGGGCAAACGCAACAAGCCTTTCACAGTTGACTATACAGGTTTTGGATGGGTACTAATTAAGAAGGGTGTCTTTGAGGACATGCAGTATCCTTGGTTTGCTCCTAAGATGCAAATCTTTGAGTCAGGTGCAGTACAGGATATGTGTGGTGAGGACGTGTCGTTCTGCCTAGATGCTAAAGAGATGGGTATTGAGACATGGTGTGACCCTCGCATACGTGTAGGACATGAGAAAACTAGGGTCATTTAAGTTTTCGGTGAATTCACAATTAAGAAGTGAAGAATTATGGGATCTTTCAGCAGAGATCCTCACCGAACTCTCTCGTAGGGATGGGGTTGACTACAGAATCAAAGCAACCCCAGAGTCAGTACAAAGTAAATTAGAGGATTTGAACTAATGCCAATGCTAACAGCAACGAATGATGGGAATTATAAGTTACCACGTCCGAAAAAAACTCGTCAAGGACGCTCGGCTCGTACACTACTATCCGCAACTTCTCGCAATAAGGCTAAAAAAGCATATCGTGGACAAGGAAGGTAAATGAAAAACCCTTGGATTCATAAAAATGGAAAAGCTACCATTGATAAAAGATCTACACAAAACAAAAATAAAAAGAAAAAGGGTACAAAGAAGTAAAGGAGGGTTAAGTCCCTCCTTTTTTTATGTTAAATAGTAAAAACATAGTAAAGTTATGGAAAATCCTAAAAAGAAAATGCTAAGAGAGGTATCACATGACCGTCTTACACCTAAAAAACGTGATGAACTAGTGCAAAGTGAGATATTTGGTGATTTTGAGGAGGATGGATTGGACTATGAAGACCAAACTATGACGTTATCAGAATATTAGTTTGCAATCCTTAATAAATAAACAATAATTGCTCTATTAGTGTGCCTCTAGAACGGGTTAGTCAAGGATTTAAGGATATAAGTATGTCATTTCAGGCAAATCCCCTGAATGATGACCTTATTGCACTTAAAAATGAGAACGCAATAGCACGTTCTATACGTAATATTGTCTTTACCTTACCTGGAGAGAAGTTTTTTAATCCATCCTTTGGTTCTAGAATTACTGAATCTCTTTTTGAGAACATTGATGACATCACTGCTACTATTATTGTTGATGAAATACGTGAATCTATAGAAACTTATGAAGATAGAGTGCAATTGAACAATGTGGAAGCATTTCCAAACTTTGAAAACAATAGTTTTGATGTAACTATCGCATATGAGATCATAGGAAGGAACGTTCCAGCACAAGAATTACAATTCGTTTTGCAATCAAGTAGATAAAAATGCCATTAGCTAACTTTAGTAACTTGGATTTTGACCAAGTTAAGATAACATTACAAGATTATCTAAAATCAAACTCTAATTTTACCGATTATGACTTTGAAGGGTCTAACCTTTCAACGATTTTGGATGTTCTGGCATATAATACCTACATTACATCATACAATGCGAACATGATCACCAATGAGGTGTTCATTGATACTGCTACATTAAGAGAAAACGTCATATCTTTAGCTAGAAACATAGGTTATGTACCCCGTCCAAGGCAAGCAGCAAGGGCAACAGTGTCCTTCTTTGTTAATACTGAGGGAATTACACCTTCACCTGCTTCTTTGACTCTTAAGAAGGGTCCAGTGGCAGCATCACAGAGTCCTTTCGGTGGATTATCCTTTGTATTCTCAATTTTAAGTGATATTACAGTTCCAGTGTTTAATGGAATTGCAGAATTTAACGATGTAGAGGTTTTTGAGGGTACACTTTTAACTCAAACCTACACTTTTTCATCAAGAGTACCAAATCAGAAGTTTATAATACCAAATATTGGTGTTGATACTGATTTAATGACCGTTTCTGTACGACCAAACGAAGCATCTACCACAGAAACCAAATATAGTTCACAAAATAGTCTTTTTGACGTAAAATCTGAGTCAAAAGTTTATTATTTGCAAGAAATTGAAGATGAGAGATATCAAATATTCTTTGGAGACAATATTTTTGGAAAAAAACTCGATGATGGTAATTTTATAACTATAGATTACATCACTTCTAGTGGTGATTCTGCAAATGGACTAAATTCTTTCAATTTTGCAGGTAGAATTCAATATACACGTAATGCTCAGTCCTATACAATCAGTTCTGGCATCTCTTTGATGACAACTGGACTAAGTGCATCGGGTGGAGAGACAATTGAGTCTGTAGAGTCGGTTAGAAAGTTTGCTCCAAGGATTTATTCGTCTCAAAACAGAGCAGTTACCTCAAATGACTACGAATCTTTAATTCCATCAAGGATTTATCCCGAAACTGAGTCAATTTCGGTTTTTGGTGGTGAAGATTTAGTACCTCCTCAGTTTGGAAAGGTGTTTATCAGCATAAAACCCAAAACTGGTGACTTTTTACCCAATCTTATCAAAGAACAGATTAAATTAAAATTAAAGAAGTATGCAGTAGCAGGAATTATCCCAGAAATACTTGATTTGAAGTATCTTTACATAGAAGTTAACTCAAAGATCTATTATAACAGTAATCTTGCACCTTCTGCGGCTTATGTTTCTTCAGTTGTGCAAAATAATTCTACCAAATATGCAGAATCCTCTGAAATGAATAAATATGGTGCTAGATTTAAGTATAGTAAGTTTTTAAATATTATCGATCAAAGTAATGAGTCTATAACATCTAACATTACAACAGTTTATATAAGAAGAGATATAAGAGCAGTATTAAATGCTTTTGCAGAATACCAAATTGGTTTTGGTAATGAGTTTCATATTAAGAGCATGAGTGGATATAACATCAAATCATCAGCATTTAAAGTTGCTGGAATTATGGATGATGTTTACATATCAGATATTCCCAATACAAATAGAATTACTGGATCACTATTTTTATTCACTCTTCCTTCAGAAGCATCTCAATCCCCTACTATTGTTAGAAGAAACATTGGAAGAATTGATTATAAGAGTGGAGTTATTACTATCAACCCAGTTAACATCCAATCTGGAATGATTAAAGATGGTCAAACTATTATTGAAATATCTGCATGTCCTCTTTCTAATGATGTCATTGGATTACAGGATCTTTATTTGCAACTAGATATTAATAACAGTACATTTGATACTGTGGTTGATGAGATTTCTTCTGGATTAGATCCTTCTGGTTCTAACTATATAACATCTACTAGTTACGCTAACGGCAACTTAGTTCGTTCTGGTGGACGTAGTTCTCAAATATCTACACAGACCACTTCTGCTCCAAGTACATCATCTACAACTACTACAACAGGTGGTAGTTCTACAGCATCAACATCCGCAGCTTCATCCTACTAAGATAGAAAGACTATAAAATGACAACAAAAAGAGTACAGTTTAATAACATTGTCCAGAATCAATTGCCTGGATATGTGCAGTCTGATTATCCGTTAGTTGCTGAATTTTTAAAATCTTATTATCAAGGACAGGAATATGAAGGTGGTCCAATTGATTTGGTCCAGAATATTGATAAGTATGTAAAAATAGATAATCTTACTAATCTCACATACTCTGTTGGGTTGGGTGCAACGGTTGGTATCTCTAGTGATGCAATCGATGTTGATATGCAGAACTTCCCTACAGGAACTTTAGGTTTTCCTGACTCTTATGGGTTGTTAAAGATCAATGATGAAATTATTACATATACTGGAATAACTACTTTTGGATTTACTGGATGTGTTAGAGGTTTTAGTGGTGTTACTTCATATAGAAGTGCTACTAATTCAGAAGAGTTAGTTTTTGAATCTACTGAAGCAGATGAACATGCTAAAGGATCGACAATAGAAAATTTAAGTTGTTTATTCCTTAAAGAATTTTTAACTAAGACAAAATATCAAATTACACCAGGTTTAGAGGGAAGGCAACTTACTTCTGATCTGGATCAAGAAGTTTTTATAAAGCAGTCAAAAGATTTCTATCTAAGTAAGGGAACTGATAGAGGTTTTGAAATTTTATTCAAAGCTTTATATAATGAGAATGTTAATATTATAAGACCTCGTGATTTTCTCTTTACTCCATCTAATGCGAACTATAAAGTCACTAGAGATTTTGTAGTACAATCGATTACAGGAGATCCTATGGATCTAGAGTTATCAACTCTGTTCCAAGATGAATATAATGATACTATTGATAAAGCATATGCTCCTATAACTCATGTAGAAAAAATTTCCGTAGGTGTTGGAGAGACTTATTATAAGTTTAGTGTAGATGCTGGATATAATAGAGACTCAAGGGTAGAAGGTGCTACTTATGGTACATTTGAGGTTTCACCAAGAACTAGAATAGTTGGTGGAGTTTCTGCAGGTGCTACTATCTTTGATGTTGATTCGACAGTTGGATTTTCAACAGAAGGTGAATTGCACTTTAGGTATGGTGATAATACTGTAGGAATAAGTTCATATACCTCTAAGAACCTAACACAATTCTTTGGATTGAGTGGAATTGGTAAAGAAATTGATAGTGCAGCAATAGTTGGTATCAATACATTTGCATACGGTAGTTCAGTAATAGAACCAGATGAAACTATTGAAGTAAGAATTACTAGTGTAATTAATAGTGTTGAATATTCTGATGCTAATTGTCTTTATGGAAATGGTGATGATATAAAAATTAAAACTTTGGGAATTGGTGATACTGGGTATAAATTGAATGGTTGGTCATATAATGTTTCACCGACTTACAAAGTTAAAGATCTACTTTTAATTGACGTTTCAGACTTTACTTATGAAGTCTTTACTGATGTTGATCATCAATTTAGAACAGGTGATAGGGCTGTTATTTCTCGTTCTCAAGGAGAAAATACTTCTTACCCTGCTTCTATTATAAGTCAGATTACTTCTTCAAGATCTTTCATTATGAAGGAGCAAGGAGAAATTGATATTACTACAGATGTTGATAGTAATCCATATGTAATAGAAAGAAAACTCTCTAAGGCAAACGCACTTAACTTCCCAGAAGCTTCTGTATTTTCTTCAGATGTTCAGAATGTTTATCAAGAAAGGCAAACACAGAAACTATTAATTACATCACCATCTATTCCATCATATGATTCTTCATCTCTAGGTGTTAATGCTAATAGAATTGTATTCTCAGGAAACTTTAGTGGAGATACATGGGACATAATTGCTGATGCTACTACTCCTGTTGGAGTTCCTATTTTTGATCATGGATTCTATACAGGAGATTCAATTTATTATACTCCACAAATAATCAATGATGTTTATGAGGATCCTACTAGTGGAACTAAATTAGATAATTTTGTCATAAAATCATCTTTGACTGATGAGGGTCTTTATTTTATTAAGAGAGTTGATGCTAATAATATTAAATTAGCAAAAAGTAGACCTGACCTTTATAATGGAACTTTTGTTGATCTGTCTAATGATGGCACAAGAACTGGTGTAGCAACAGATAATAGAATAGAACCATTTAGTTTTAATGGTGAAACTTTACAATCACAAAAATTAACAAGAATAATTACCCCACCAGTTGATACAGGAACAGTTTCTGAAACTACTCCTGGATCTATTGGTATTCTGGTGAATGGTGTTGAAGTTTTAAATTACAAATCTTATGAAAAAGTTTATTATGGACAATTACAGAGTATAGATGTTCTTGCTGGAGGATCTAACTATGATGTAATTAATCCACCTATTACAAAAATAACTGATAATGTGGGAACAGGAGCAACAGGATTTGTTGCTGTTAAAGGATCTTTAAAGGACATTAGAATTATAGATCCTGGTTTTGCATATGAATCAAAACCTACAATAAAAATTACTGGTGGAAATGGGCAAGATGCTTTTGCTGCAATAAACATGCAGAGTGTGGATCATAGCATTCCTTTCACTGCATCTTCAGAGAAAGTTGGACTAGGAATCACAGGAACTTTATCTTCCACAATTGGATTTGGTACTTATCATAAATTTGCTAATGGTGAGCAAGTTGTCTATGTAACTGACAATCAACAGTCCATTGGTGGATTAACTACTAGTGCTAGTTACCATGCCTCTGTAGTCGGTTCTGGAGGCACTACAATAAGACTTCATACAACAGAGGCTGGTGCTCTTGCAGGTATCAATACAGTTGTTTTAACCTCCCGTGGTTCAGGCACACAATTTATAAAAGCTACCACAACAAAATCTATAATTGAATCTATCAATGTAATTAATTCTGGAACTGGTTATGAGAATAAAAAGAGAACAGTTCAACCTGCAGGTATTACTACATCTCTAGATCAAATAAAAATTGTAAATCATGATTATAAGGATGGAGAAATTGTTAATTATACATGTACAGGAACACCAATTACTGGATTAACAACTGCTACAGATTACTATGTTTGTTTTGTTAATAAAGATAATTTTAAATTAACAAGTGTTGGTGTTGGTTCTACTGCTAGTGATTTTTACTACAGAACAAAACAATACCGTTCTTTAGAAAATATTGGTGTTGGAACACATAATTTCAACTATCCTGATATTAGTGTAACTATAACTGGTAATGTAGGTGTAGCATCTGTTGGTGTTGATACTTTTGAAGCTAAAGTTCAACCAATATTCCGAGGAGAAGTAACATCTATTCACCTTGCAGATAAAGGTGTTGGATATGGATCATCCGAAATCATCAACTTTAATAGACAACCTGATGTAAGTTTATCATCTGGCGTTAATGGTCAATTAAAACCTATTATTCACAATGGATCTATTACTGAAGTTATTGTAGAAAATAAAGGTCAAGATTATATTGCTCCTCCTAATTTACAAATAAATGGTGATGGATTTGGTGCAGTATTAACTCCTGTTCTTAAAACTGTAGGAATTGGTACAAGTGCAAAATATCTTTTAGAAGAAGTTAAAGTTTTACAGAAAGGAATTGGATATACAAAAGATGTTACCTCAATTGATGTTCTTTCACCTGGAGAAGGAGTACAACTACGTCCTAATGTTCAGCAATGGACTATTAATCTATTTGAAAAGTATTATCAAGGTGAGCAGGTAACTTCTGATGATGGTATTATTGTAAATGGATTAAACAAGAAATATGGTTTACAATACACTCACTTATATGCTCCTAGAAAACTTAGAGAAGGTGTTTATGCAACTAATCAAGAAGGAACATCATTGTATGGACAACCTGATTTAAAGAGGGTTAATGGTCAAGAAGTTGAATCTTCAGATCACTCTCCTATTATTGGATGGGCATATGATGGAAACCCAATTTATGGTCCTTATGGATATATCAAGAAAGAGGGTGGTTCGGTAATACAGATGAAATCTGGTTATTTTGAAGAAGCAGCTCTTAAGGAAAATAGACCACCTTTAACAGTTTATGGTCCAGGATTCTTTGTTGAAGATTATACCTTTAAAGAAAAAACAGATGAAACTTTCTTGGATGAAAATAATGGAAGATTCTGTATAACACCACAATTCCCAAATGGAGTTTATGCTTATTTTGCAACTCTTAACAATGCTGGTGCTGAACAGGGTGGTCAATTTAACAGTTATAAATTACCCGTATTCCCATATCTTATAGGTGAGAATTATCAATCAACACCTGATTCATTTAATTTCACTCAATATTCAAATCAAGATGATTATCTTCTAGAGGAGGATTCTTGGTATAGAAATACATCTCCTTACAACTTAATTGAAGGTGATATTAGATATCCATATCTACCCATTCCAGATAGTTTATTACAAACCGTAGATATAAAAGGTACTCAACCAGGAGTTATTGAAAATATAGGAATTACAACGGGTGGAAAAAATTATAGAATAGGTAATAAAGTTGTATTTAATAATAATGGCACTAGTGGTGGTGGTGCAGCTGCTCAAGTCTCCAGACTTGTGGGTAAATCTATTACTTCCGTAAGTGTTGCTACTAGCACTATAACAGGTGTTGAGTTTTATCCTGGTCCTCAAAAAGGTCAATATACAGCAATATCAGATGAACCCATTCAGTGGATTAATAATGATCTTATCAATGTAACTGGATTATCAACAACATCTTCAAATATTGAAGGAACTTATAATGTTGGTATTAGTTCTAATAGGTTAATTGTAGCAGGAGTAGGAACCACAGCAGTTGCAATAGGAACTGATGGTGCTACTGGTATAGTTACACACTTTGATGTTCTAGGTGATTTAACATTCCCAACTATCAGATCTAACGACATTCTTGGAATTGGAACAGAAACGATAAAGGTATTAAACGTAGAAGCATCAAGATCAAGAATTAGAGTATTGAGAGGTGTAAATGGTGTTACTGGAGTTTCTCATACAGTCACAGCAGAAATTCTAGAACAACCTAGAAAACTTACTGTTAATCCTGGATTTACTTCTACTTATCAATATAGAATTAATAAGCAAATCTACTTTGAACCAAAAGAAGCAGTTGGTGTATCTACTTTAGGTGGAGTGGGAATTGGTAGTACTCTTGTATTCTCTAATCCTGGTATTGGATTAACTCAACTGTTTGTATACTCCAAGCAGATGTATCTTCCAAACCATGAATTAAAAACTGGTGATAAAGTAACATATGCTCCAGGAAATGGAACAGGTATTACTATTAGAGAAGATGGATTGGCAGGTACTGCTTCTGGAATAACAACCTTACCAAATGGAAAGGATTTGTTTGTTGCAGTTGTCAATCAAGACATAATTGGGTTATCTACATGTCAGGTAGGTTTAGGTACAACAGGAACTTTTGTGGGCATTGCAAGCACACAGAGAACCTCTACAACGTTCTTCTTTGCAGGAATAGGAACTGGAGTATATCATAGTCTTAAAACTAATTATGAGGTAATTACAGGAGAAGTTAATAGGGTTAGAGCAACTGTTTCTAGTGGACAGACTCATGGACTATTAAACAATGATACTGTCTTTATGAATGTCAGTCCTGGTATTTCTACAACCATTGTTGTTAAGTATAATGATTATAATAGAAAGTTAGTAATAAATCCAAAATCATTTATAGCAGCAGGAGTAAACACCACAACTAATGCTTTAACTATATCCAATCATGGATATAAAACAGGTGAAAAAATTATTCATACTTCATCCATTCCTTGTGGTGGTTTAGTTAATAATCAAAATTATTATATTGTTAAAGTTGATGATAATACATTTAAATTATCAAACACATATCATGATTCAACTGAAGAGAAGCCACCTATTGTTGGAATTACCAGCACCTCTGTAGGAACTATCAATCCAATAAATCCAGAAATAAAATTATATAAAAATTGTAGTGCTATCTTTGATGTTTCTGATACATCTTTGTCATATGTAAATCAAGCAACAAATTATTCTGCATTTAATTTTACTTTCTATAAAGATGAAAATTTCACCAAGATTTGGGATACTTCAACTTTAACAAAAGATTTTAATGTTGTAAGAAATGGAGCTCCTGGTATAACAACAGATGCTAATGTTACTTTAACAGTTACTGAAGAAATTCCTACTGAATTATTCTATAAATTAGATCCCATTTATGATAGTAATCTTCCTGATGTTAAAAAAGAAGTAAATGTAGATAGTGAAGTTATTTCTGGAAGTCAGGTAACTATCTTGGAGAGTATGTATAATGGTGAGCAAAGAATTACTATAGCATCAACAAACTCTTTTACATACACATTACCTGAAATTCCTGAAAAAACATCTTATGGTTCTTTATCAGGTTTAACTTATGAAACTGATAGTAGCACTGCTTTTGGTGAGATATCAACATTTGATATAAAGAATCCTGGTAAGAATTATTATTCTCTTCCAGGAATTACCACTATTAATAGTGCTGAAGGAACTAATGCAATTATTTCAGGTGTTAGTACTTCTATTGGAAAAATTAAAACTGTAAAACTTAGAGATGTTGGGTATAATTTCCCATCTGATCCAACATTGATGCCAAGTGCTTCATTACCACAAGTTATTGAATTGGATGCTCTTAAATCTGTTGAGTCTGTTGGTATAACTTCATTTGGTGTTGGTTATATTTCTGCACCAGAACTATTAGTTATTGATGGATTTACTAATAAACCAGTTTTTGATCTTGATTTGAGATACACGCTAGGAAATCCTAATGTAGAAATTTTAAAGAATACTTATGGTATTCATGATGCACCACCTACAGTTATACCTCTTAAAAACTCTAATGGAGTTGGTATTAGTACTGTTGGATTTAACACAACTAGTAAAAATGTAACTGTTACTCTTGCCACTGGATTTAGCACTGCTAATAGCTTCCCATTTGAAGTTGGTGACTTGGTTTATGTTGAGGGTATTAGTGTAGGTGTAGGAACAACAGCACGAGGATATAATTCTTCTGAATATGATTACAAACTTTTCAATCTAACTGAGATTGACGCTAACTTGGGTGGTATTGGAAGTATTACCTATAACCTTACAGATTTCTTTGGAGATTTAGCACCTGAGTTAACACCAGGTACATATGACTTTGTTAACTCTGCAGGAAGAGTTGTTCCTCAGAAATACTTCCCACAATTTGATGTTAAACTGACAAAATCAAATGATTATGTTCCTGGTGAAACTGTTACTGGAACTCTTAGTAGCACAACAGGTGAAGTTCAATACTGGGAAGCAAATACTGGTATTTTAAGAATATCTGCTCAAAAAGATTTTGTAGTTGGTGATATTATAGTTGGTGGTGCTTCTGGAGTTCAAGGAACTGCTACATCTATTAAATCATTTGATGCATATCTCAAATTAGCAGCAACTGCTAGAGTAGAAGGTGGTTGGGAGACAGAATCTGGTTTCTTTAATAGAACACTTCAAAGATTCCAAGATAGTGACTATTATCAGAACTTATCATATTCATTAAGTTCTAAAGTAGACTTTGATGTTTGGGATAATGCAGTTTCTACTTTAAATCATACTATTGGATTTAAAAAGTTTGCTGATTATCAGTTAGAATCGACTCCTGATCAAAAAGACTCATTAGTGGTTGGTTTATCAACTGAATTATCTGCTTATACTGTTGTTAATGAATTGCAGTCAACAGTTGATATGAATACTGTTGAAGATTTTGATCTTGCTTCAGAAAATGTCTTGAGTATTAGTGATGATACTGTTTCTACTGAAATAACTTTCTCAAGTAGGATTTTACAAGATTTCCAAGAATCTATAGGTAACAGAGTTGTTTCTATTGATGACTTTAGTGGAACATTTAATAGTAATCCAAGATCTACTAGATTTACTACAGTTGCTAATTGGACATTAGCAGAAAGAAGAGCATTGAAGTATTTCCTCTATGTAAGAGACAAGAGATTTACTGCTCAAAGACAATTAACGATTGTTGATATCGTTCATGATAATAATTTTGGATATCTTAATCAATATGGAAAAATAGACACTGTTTATAATCAAGGTGATTTTGATTTTGCAATTTCTGGTAGTTTAGGTGAATTAAGATGGTATCCTGTAAAATTTAGTGTCAATGATTATTTTATTGCTAGTCTTTCCTTTAATTTGGATGATAATGCATTAAGCACTGGAAGCACAGTTATTGGACCTTCTATTGTAGATACTGAAAGTGTTGCAATTGGAGTTGGAATTGGAACTACAACAATTGTAGGTATTGCAAGCACTTATAGATCTGCTCATGTAATGGTATCAATTAATCCTGATATCAATTTTGAAGAATTTGAGTATAATCAATTTAATATTATTCATGATGGAACAACTGTTGATATAGTAGAATATGGTCGTTTATCAACGAATATAACTGAAGGATATGTTTCTCGTACTGGTATGGGAACTTATCATGGATACATTGATAATGATTTATTGAAAATTGATTTCTATCCTAATACTGGTGTTGGTATTGGTACAACAGGTGCTATTAATACAATGTTAGTAGGAATGGCATCTTCTGAGTATAGTGGAATATCAACAGTAGAATTAAAACATGCTATTCTTGAATCTAGATGTACTGGTATTGGTTCTACAACCTCTCCAATTGAAAATATCATAGCAGAGTATCCTACCGACTATCAAGCTGCTTATTGCTTCGTTCAGATTACTGATTGTACTAATAAGGCATATCAAATGTCTGAATTCCTCTGTGTTAATGATTTTGTTACCGATGAAACTCAAGAGAGTTATGATGTTGAGTATGGTAATGTTTATTCTGGAAATGCTGGATTAGGAACGATAGGAAGTAGAGTTTCCGCTGGTGGAACGATGTCTATTGTCTTTACACCAAATTCAGGTATTGATGTTCAAACAAATGTCTTTAGTAATATATTAAGAATTACTGATGATACTAAAGATACAATTGATTTTGATAATGGTGCAATAGAATCAGGATTTGGTGATTATGAAGGAACTGACCGTGCTGTTAAGAGAGAATTTGAGTTAAAGCATAGAACTGATACCATCTTTGAAAAATCATTTGTTGGTGAAGATAGTTCTATTATAGATGTTACTAATAATATTGTTATTCTACCAAACCACTTCTTCGTTACTGGAGAACAACTTACTTACAACCATGCTGGTGCTGGTAAAACAATGGCAGTTGGTATTGCTACTACTAATGGATTTGTAGGAGTTGGTACTACTAATAAATTACCTGGCACATTATTCGCAGTTAAGATTGATGATGATTCAATTAAACTTGCAGAGACTGCTGAGAAGGCACTTAAGACTGTTCCAGAGGTTGTTGACATAACAAGTGTTGGTATAGGAACTTCTCATAGATTTAATTCTATTAATCAGAATGCAAAACTATTAGTATCCATTGATAACATAATTCAGTCTCCAATAGTTGCAACAGCAGTTACATCTCATTTAACTCAGGAAGTTTTCACTACTGATGAGTTCATTAATCTTGCTGGTATTACCTCAATGTTTGGTGGTGACTTAATTAAGATTGGTGATGAAATAATGAGAGTTGATGGTGTTGGTATAGGTCTTACTAATAGAATATCAGTTAGAAGACCTTGGATGGGAACAGCTCTTGCTGGATATAGTACTTCCACTTTAGTTACTAAAGTAGTTGGTAATTACAACATAGTTGATAATGCTATTAACTTTGTTGCTGCTCCAAGTGGTAATGTTCCTTTAAGCACAAGCACAAATAGACCAGATGAAAGGGATTGGGTTGGTATTTCAACTGGATCTAGTTTTGAAGGAAGGATGTTTATGAGATCTGGTGTTCCCGATACTCCATATGAAACATACTATAGAAACTACGTTTTTGATAGTCTTTCTTCTCAATTTACTGGTCAGAAGGCAGATTTCACTTTAAAATCAAATGGATCAAATGTAGCAGGTTTAACTACAGATAATGCAATCATTCTTGTTAATGATGTATTCCAAACTCCTGGTCCTTTAAACAATTACACATTAGCTCAAACAACCACTGGTATTAGTACAATATCATTTACAGGAACAGGTAGTTCTGTTGCTGGAGCACCTAACGTTGGAACACTTCCTTTAGGTGGTGCGATAGTTTCAGTTGCTTCTACAGAAGGATTTGGTTATCAACCATTAGTAGCAGCAGGTGGTACTGCAACTGTTTCTACTGCAGGTACAATTACATCTGTAAGTATTGCTAATACTGGTTCTGGTTATAGAATAGGTGTTCAAACTAATGTCAATGTTGCTATTCAAACTTCTACCCTACCAGGTATGAGTGTGATAGGAATTGGTACTGCACAAATCTCTGGTGATGGTCATATCACAGGTGTTGCTATTACTAACCCATATGTGTTTAACATACCTGTTTTTGTATCTAATGTAGGATATGATACTGTTACTGGATTAACTACAGTTACTACATCTAGTGCTCATGGATTCTCATTAGGTGAAGAAGCCGTCTTATCTGGTATTGCATTTACTACATTATATTCCAGTCCTAAGACAGTAAGCAATTTTGTTTATACTGCTGCAACTGGTATTGCAACTGTTACTACTCCTACTAATCATGGTTTTGCTGCTAATGATGATATTGTATTAACAGGATTAGCAATAACTGAGGGTAGTAGCAATATTACATATCCAAGAACATCAGATCCATATTATACTGGATCTAGAATTAGTTCTGTATTAACTACAAAACGTTTTGTAATTCAAGTTGGTGCAGGTAATACTGCACTTCAATACACCTCTGGTGGTACTGTTCAATTATTTGAATCTCCTACCAATTTCCCTATTGACAGTGTTCCAGTTCTTCAAGTAATTGATACAACTAGTTTCTCAGTTAATACTGGAATATCAACAAGAACAAATCTCTATAATAGAGGTGGAGTTGTTACAAGACCACTTAAAGTTATTGTTGATAGTCCATTATCTTATAGTGGTATTGCTTTGACTGTTTCTGATGTAAACAATGCTGGAGTGGGAACAGGTGGAATTATTGATGTTGTAGTTGGTCAAGGATCAAGTGTAATTAGTTTCACTATCTCTAATACTGGTAGTGGATATGGTAATGGACAAATACTAACAGTTCCTATTGGAGGAACTACTGGTATTCCTACTGATCCAACTAAACCATTTAGAGAATTCCAATTAACTCTTGATCCATGTTTCTATGATGAATTTACTGGTTGGTCTGTTGGTGAATTAGAAACGGTAGACAATGTTGAGAAATTTATTACTGGAACTAGAAAGGATTTCCCATTGGAACTTAATGGAGAAACATTAACAATTAGAGGTAGAAAGGGTTCTAAGATTGTTGAGCAAGATCTTCTATTAGTATTTGTAAATGATGTTCCTCAAGTTCCTGGTGAGGGTTATACCTTCCCAGGTGGTAGTAATATTACGTTTACAGAAGCACCTAAAGAAGGTGATAGTATACAGATAATATTCTATAAAGGAACTGGATCTCAAGACGTTGTTGAAAGAAGAGTTCTAGAAACTGTTAAACCTGGCGATGATCTACAAATAGGTCATTTGGAATCTCAAGACTTCTGGTTAGAAGAAGCAGTTAGAGTTCCTATTAGTGTAGATTCTACTGATCGTGTTTCAACACCTCCATATTATGGACCAGGAAATACTGCAGATCCTTTATTAGAAAGACCTATTAAATGGACTAGACAGACTGAAGATAAAATTATTAATCAAATAGGTGTAGGAAAAGATAGGGAAATTTATGAACCTGTGATCAATCCTTATTCACCTCTTATTAAGTCTGTTGGAATTGGGTCAACTATCATCTATGTTGAAAATGTAAGACCTTACTTTGATCCATATAATGAAGTTGATGATGTATCTCCTGAAGCAGATGATTTTAAATTCCAGAAGAAGGTTAAATTTATTTCTCAGGAAATAAGAACAGGTGCTGCTGCAACTGCTATTGTATCTGGTCTTGGAACTATTAGTTCTGTATCAATTACCCAAGGTGGTGTTGGATACAGCACTGCGGTTGTAAGTTTTGGATCCACATCTATTGGTGGTGTTGAAGTGGGTGTTGTAACAACATCTACGAGAGCATTTGGAACTCCCATAATTAGTGCTGCAGGAACAATCACTGGTATTGCTATTACTGCAGTTGGATCTGGATATACATCCTCCAACCCACCATCAGTTCTCATTAGTCCACCTGTGTGGCCTGAAGAAGAAAATACTGTGGGTACTTATGAAGGAGATTCAGGTGTTATTGTTGGATTTGGTACTACTACTGTTGGTGTTTCAACTGGATATCAATTAGTATTTGATTTACATATTCCTCTTTCATCAGAACTGAGGGACTCTAATATTACTGGCACTGCTGTTACTATTAGTGGAATTAGCACTGGTGACTATTTCGTGGTTAATGATTCTACTGTTGGATCTGCATCCACGTCGATTCGTGCTCTTGCTGCAGATGGTGCTACTATCGGAATTGGAACTGACTTTGTAAATAATGTTTATGAAGTAAGTACATTTGAGATAGTTCAATCTCCAACTGCAATTGCTTCTAATGGAGTGGGAATAGGAACCACTCATATGAATAGAGTATTCGTCAAGATTGGTGACAACTTTACATGGACGGGTCAGTGGCCTAGTTTCAGTGGAGTTGGAATACAAACTGGTAATTACTTTGGATCATATAGTTGGGGTAAGATTAATCTTCCTTCAAGATCTGAAAGTAACACATATGATGCTTATACATTAGGTGGTGTGGGAGGAATAACTACTTCTCCTGTCGTAAGAAGATCTAGATCTCTTAAACATAAGCAGTATTATACACCCCCAAGTTAATCCTTAATAAATAAAGAAAAAATCTCTGTCCAATGGCTGCAATTATAACTGATCAGATTAGATTGTTGAATGCAAAGAATTTTGTCGCGGGAGTTACATCTACTACCAACGCATATTATTCTTTCATTGGGTTACCAAACCCTACTGATATTCAAACTGATTGGAATACTGATCCCCCTTCTCCTAAAGATAATTTTACTGAGGAGAATGATTATTGGGATAATATGGTTGCACTGAAAAAGGTTAGTGCAGGTGATTGTAGGCAGGTTGTTACTAAGAGAGTATGGTCATCAGGTACTACCTATGACATGTATAGAGGAGATTATAGTAGATCTAATACTGCTCCTGTATCTGGTGCAACGAATTTATATTCTGCAACTTTCTATGTTATAAATGCTGATTATAGGGTTTATATTTGTCTTCAGAACGGAACTGATCCAGATAACCCCAATGGAAGACCCTCACTAGACGAACCAACTTTTACTGATTTAGAACCAAGATCTGCTGGAAGTAGTGGTGATAATTATACTTGGAAGTATCTTTATACAATTAAACCTGCTGATATTATTAAATTTGATTCTACTGATTTTATGCCAGTTCCTTTGGATTGGGAAACGAATGTAGATGACGCAGCAGTTAGAGATAATTCCATAGACGGATCTATTAAGATAGTAACTATCACTAATCGTGGTGAAACTATTGGTCCTTCTGGTGGTACTGAGTATACAAAAGTTCCAATTAAGGGTGATGGATCTGGAGCAGAGTGTACAATTACTACAACTAACGACCAACAGGTTGATACTATAGTAGTTTCTAAACAAGGATCTGGATATACTTACGGTAGTATAGCTTTAGATGATGGTGGTGTTCCAACAGGAACTACCATTCCTACATTTGATGTTATTATTCCACCTCAAGGTGGTCATGGTGCAGACATTTATAGAGAATTGGGAGCAATGAATGTTCTCATATATTCTAGAATTGAAAATGACAATGAAAACCCAGATTTTGTTACTGGTAATCAGATAGCAAGAGTTGGATTGGTAGAAAATCCTCAAAAATTTGATTCTACCGCACTATTAACAGCAGATAAAGCAAGTGCAACCAATGCGTTGAGATTAGCTGGTTCTGGTTATAGTTCTGCTACATTTACTGCAGATAGTTACTTTAAACAAACAATTGCTGCTGGATCAACAGCTCAAGGAAGAGTTATTAATTATGATGAAAAAACAGGAGTATTGAAGTTTTGGCAAGATAGAACTCTTGCAGGATTTAATACTGTTGGAACTGCACAAACAAACCCAACTTATGGATACAATCTAAATGCCTTTACTGGTTCTCCTGGAACTGGTGGTAATTTGGAAATTGTCCCAACAACAGGGTCTACCTTGCAAATTGATGATGGATTTACAGGTATATCTACTGTAATAAATAATATAACATATTATCTTGGTCAAACTTTCACGGATGGTATTTCTAATCCAGAAGTCAAGAAACACAGTGGTAACATTATTTTTATTGATAACAGACCAGCTATCACTAGATCTGTTAACCAAAAAGAAGATATTAAAATAGTATTGCAGTTCTAAGAAATCATGCCACAACAGACAAATTTAAATGTAGCACCATATTTTGATGATTATGATTCATCAGATGATTTTTATCGTGTCTTATTTAAACCAGGATTTCCTGTTCAGGCAAGAGAGTTAACAACTCTTCAATCTATACTGCAAAATCAAATTGAAAAATTTGGACAGCACTTTTTTAAAGAAGGTGCTAAAGTAATTCCTGGAAATACTGGATATAATCAAATTTATTATGGTATTCAAGTACAAAATAATTATCAAGGTGTTCCTGTATCTGCATATGCTGATCAGTTAATTGGCACAAAAATTACAGGGCAAAGATCTGGAGTTGCTGCTGTTGTAGATAATATACTATTACCTGAAGAATCTGAACGTGGTCAACTTACACTTTATATTAATTACTTAAATTCTAGTACAACTAACAATTCTACTAAAGAATTTTTTGATGGTGAAGAATTGGTTTGTAATACAACAATTTCTTCTGGATTATTAGGAAATACGACAATTGCACCAGGAGCTCCTTTTGGTGTTACTGTTAGTAATAGTGCTGCTACAACAGGATCTTCTTTCCAAATTCAAGAAGGTGTATATTTTGTTCATGGTCAATTTGTAGGAGTTGCACAAGAAACTCTTATTCTTGATCAATACGGAACAACACCTAGTTATAGAGTTGGATTGTTTGTTAATGAACAAATAATTAATGCTGATATTGATGAAAGTTTGAATGATAATTCTCAAGGATATAATAATTTTGCTGCACCAGGTGCAGATAGACTAAAAATTTCATTAAGTCTTTTTAAAAAATCTATTGATGATTTTGATGATACTAGTTTCGTAGAATTAGGAATTGTTAATGATGGTATATTAAGAACTGCTAGAAGTGCTGCATCAGGAGTAGGTGGTGGATTAATAATTGCTGGTGGGGGTGGATCTGGTTCATTAGATTTGACAGATACTCTTGCACGAAGAACCTATGATGAAAGTGGTAATTATGATATTAAACCATTTGATATTACAGTTTTTAATTCTTTAAATGATAATATAGGAAATAGGGGAGTTTTCCAACCTGGACAATTTACACCTCAAGGAGGAACTCCTTCAGAAGACTTAGCTGTATATAAGATTTCTCCAGGAAAAGCATATGTGAAAGGATATGAGATTGAAACATTAAACCCAACATTTATCGATTGTCCTAAAACAAGAGAAACAAAACTTATAGAGAATCAGTCAATAATTTATAATACTGGTCCAACTTATAAACTGAATAGTGTTTATAGAACTCCTACAGTAGGTATTGGTAGTACATATGTTCTAAGTTTAAGAAATGAAAGACAAGGATCTAATCAAGAGAATGCTGCTGGAAATGAAATTGGATTTGCAAGAGTTTATGATTTTAGATTAGAATCACAAAATTATAATTCAACCAACTCAAATCTAGATGAATGGGAACTTGCTTTATATGATGTACAAACATTTACTGAATTAAAATTAAACAATCCAATAACACAATCAGTTCCTGCTATTATTGAAGGAAAGAGAAGTGGTGCAAAAGCATTTTTACAAGGATCAGTTACTGCTGGATTGGGATTAACTGTATATGAAAAAACTGGTAATTTTATTAAAAATGAACAACTCATAATCAATGGTGTTAATAATGGAAGAGTTGCTGTAGGTATTACTCAGTATTCTGTGTCTGATGTAAAATCAGTATATGGAACTGATGATAATTTGGTTGGTATTAATACATTTAATGCTAACGTGGTTCCTTCAGTTCTATTCCCAGTTGGGGTGGCAACTGTAGGTGTTGTTACTTTTGCAAATAATCAATCAGTTATTAAAAGTGCCAATCCTAATTTTCCAGGTATTACTACTGTTGGTAACCTAATACAATATACAGATCTTAGTGTTTCTCAAGATCCTGTAATGGCTAGAGTAGTTAGTGTCGGAGCTTCTGATATTAATGTTACTGGAGTTACTACTGTTGCTGGAATAGTTGATGGAACACTTCCAAAAACATCGGTTAAGAGTGTTAGTGATTTAAAGGTATTGACAAGTTTGTTGGATCCTTCATCTGATAATACTCTATTCACTCCTCTTCCTAAGAAAAATATATCAAATGTTGATTTAACTTCTGCTAGTATTGTTGTAAGAAAATCATTTGCCGTAACTATTAGTAATGGTCAGTTAAATACTCCATTACCAACTTTAGGTGCTAATGAAACTTTCCAACCATTTACAGCAAAAAGGTATTCATTAATTGGTGCTGATGGAACAACTTATGATTTAACTGCTGATCAGTTTGATTTTGGAACAGGCAATACATGTCAAATTCGTGGTTTGACATCTCCTTCTGCAGCTAATAATGGTGCAACTCTTATTGCTACTGTTAAAAAAGCAAAACCATTAGCTAAACAGAAAATAAACAATAAAGTTAAATCTATTGTTATTAATTATTCAAAGGAACAAGGATCTGGAATTGGAGCAACAACATTAAATGATGGATTAACATATGGAAATTATCCTTATGGAACAAGAGTTCAAGATGATGTTATATCAGTTAATGTTCCTGATCTAATACAAATTCATGGTGTTTTTGAATCAGCTGATACGAGTAATCCGTCAGCACCAAAAGCAACTCTTTCTTCTATAGTTACACAATCTACCACTACTAATGAATTATTAATTGGTGAACATATTGTTGGACAAAGTAGTGACACTGTGGCAATGGTAGCAGAAAAATTGACTAACAATCAAATCAGTTTTGTTTATAAAAATAATCTTCAATTTACAGAAGGTGAAACTATAATTTTCCAAGAGTCTAATGCACAAGCCGTTGTTTCAACAATAGATGAACCTAGTTTTGATATATCACCAAATTATAATTTTTCTGATGGTGGTGAAGTAACTTTTTATGATTATGGAACAATTAAGAGAAAGGTAGATGCTGATGCTCCTAAGAGAAGACTAAAAATATATTATCAAAGTGGATCTTTTGATGCTAATGATAATGGAGATATTGTCACAGTTAATTCTTATGATCAATTTGAATATGGATTTGATATTATAAGAGTTGGTAATAATAGTGCTACAGATGTTATTGATATTAGACCAAGAGTTGCACCAATTGCATCAATTGCTGAAGGGGATAGATCTCCTTTAGAATTCCTTGGAAGAACATTTACTGGATCTGGAGATTCTGTTCCAAATATTTTAGCATCAGATGAATCTATAATTATAGATTTTTCATTCTATCTTCCTAGAATTGATAGAATTTTCTTAAGTAAAGATGGAAAGTTTCAAGTAAAATTTGGTACACCATCTGAAGATCCTAAGAAACCAGTTCCTGTTGATGATGCAATAGAAATAGCAAGTGTTGGTCTTCCTCCATATTTTTATAGTCCTAAAAATGTTTCGTTAAGATTCTTAGATCATCGTAGATATACGATGTCAGATATTAAGAAACTGGATACTAGAATTAAAAATCTTGAGTATTATACAACTCTTTCATTATTAGAAACTAATACAGCTAATTTATTTGTTCCAGATAATGATGGATTGAATAGATTTAAGTCTGGATTCTTTGTTGATAATTTTACAGCTTTCCAAACTCAAGAAGAAAATTTAACTATCAACAATTCAATAGATAGAAAAAGAAAAGAATTGCGTCCAAGACACTATACCAATTCAGTTGATTGTATGCCTGGTCCTGTTGTAGGTGTTGATCCTTCTGATGACCAGCAATTTGCTACACTTGAAGGTGTTAATGTAAGAAAATCATCTGATTGTATAACATTAGATTATGGTGAAGTTGAGTGGATTAAACAGAACTTTGCTACTAGATCTGAAAGTGTTACACCTTTCTTGATTAGTTTCTGGCAAGGAACTATGGAATTAAATCCTGCATCTGATACTTGGGTAGATACTGCAAGACTTGAAGCTAAGATTATCCAAACTGAGGGCAATTACGCTGCCACAATGGATAACTTGGTGAGAAATGAGGGTGTTGATCCTCAAACTGGTCTTGGACCTGTTCTATGGAATTCTTGGGAAACCACATGGACTGGCACTCAGACTCATGATTTTGAAAGTGGAACGAGAACAGAGACTAGTTCTAATACTTTTGGTAGAGGTGGTTGGATCAATGGATCTGATGGTAGTGATAACCCAGCTGCATGGGTTCAACAAACAGAATCTGTAACTATAAGAGAATGGAGTAGAGAAACCACTAGAACTGGTACTGAAGCAAGAACTGGAAATCAAACTATTGTTACTGAAACATTTGATGAACAGTCTGTAGGAGACAGGGTGGTTAGTAGAGATCTTGTTCCGTTTATGAGATCTAGAAATGTTGAATTTGTTGCTAAAAAAGTTAAACCATTAACACAATTATATGCTTTCTTTGATGGACAAAATGTTACTAAGTATTGTGTTCCTAAGTTACTTGAAATAACAATGACCTCTGGAACATTCCAAGTTGGAGAAAGGGTTCTGGGATTGAAGGATGGAACTCATATTAAATTTAGAGTTGCTCAATCAAACCATAAAGAAGGTCCATATAATGTTCCTACAAAAACTTTCCGTGACAATCCATATACTAATCAATTATTATCGTCATCATATTCAAGCACCTCTAATTTATTGAATGTAGATACGTTCTCATTATCCAATGAAGCACAAGGTTCTTATTCTGGAAAAGTTGATCCTGGTCTTGTTCTTAGAGGTGAAACTAGTGGAGCACTTGCAACTATTGATAATGTAAGATTAATTTCCGATGTTTCTGCATTCTGTGGTGGATCATTCTTTATTCCAAATCCCAACAATATTAATCATCCAAGATTTGAAACTGGGACAAAGGTGTTTACTTTAACAAATGATCCAGAAAATGATGTCAATAAAGCATCTACACTTACTGATGAGACCTTTACTGCTGCTGGAACTTTAGAAACTGTTCAGGAAAACATTCTTTCTATTAGAAATGCAAGAGTTGAACAGAGACAAGAATTCCAAGAAAGAAATGTAGAAGAAAGTCTTGGAACGACACTTGTGGGAGAAGATGTTCTTGATCGATCAACTTCAGAAAGAATTACTGGATGGTATGACCCTCTAGCACAATCATTCTTAGTGGAAGATGATGGTGGAGTCTTTATAACAAAATGTGATATTTTCTTTAGAACAAAAGATGATGCTGATGTACCTTGTGTATTCCAAATAAGATCCATGAAGAATGGATTCCCAACTCAACATATTCTTCCATTCTCAGAAATTATTTTACAACCAGAAGATGTTAGTACTTCCGCAGATGGATCTGTAGCAACTACTGTTACATTTAAAGCTCCAGTTTATTTGGAAGGTACTAATACTGAATATGCCATAGCATTAGCATCAAACTCAACAAAATATAGTGTTTATATTTCTAGAATTGGTGAGACTGATCTATTGACCGATACTTATATTTCTAACCAACCATATTTGGGATCTCTATTTAAATCACAAAATGCTTCTACTTGGGAACCAAGTCAATGGGAAGATCTTAAATTTACTCTGTATAGAGCAGAGTTTGAAACTGCAGGAAGCGTAGAATTCTATAGTCCAGAATTGGGTGAAGGTAATAATCAGATGCCAATTCTTCAATCTAATTCTATAATTCTTGGTTCTAGAAAAATAAGGGTTGGACTGGGAACTACAGTTGGTGATAGTTATGTTGATGGAAATACCTTCAGTCAAGATGGAACAAATGCAACAGGTAATCTTGTAGGTGCTGGTGGTTCTGCTACAGGAACACTTTCTATTGCTAATGTTGGTATTGGATATACACCTCTTGATGGCAACTTTACATTTGGTAGTGTTAATTTAGTTACGGTTACAGGTCAAGGAAAAGGTGCAGTTGGTAACGTTTATATTGAAAATGGAATTGTTGGTGCTTGCACTATTACTTCTGGTGGTAGTGGTTATCAAGTGGGTGATGTTGTTGGCATGACAACTATTGGTCTTTCTGGAGGTGATAGTGGAACTGTTGGTATAAATGGTAGATTTACCATTACTGGTATTGGAATGACCAATGAACTTATTTTGGATAATGTTCAAGGTAACTTTGCTACTGGTGCTGGTAAGACAATGAGGTATACCAATAGTGCTGGTATTACAACAGAATTAAACTTTAGTCATGGTGGTGATGTTACATTAAGCACTATTGATGTAGAATCTGACGGATTACATTTCCAAGTTAATCATAAGAATCATGGAATGTATTCTACTGAAAATTTGGTGGTAATAAAGGATGTTCAGTCTGATATTAAACCAACAAAATTAAGTCTTGCATTAGATGAGGGTAATTCAAATTCCTTTACTGTTGATGACGCAAGTTCCTTTACCAATTTTGAAAATGTTGGAGTTGGAACAACTAATGCTGGATTGGTTAAGATTGGAAATGAGGTTATTAAGTATAATAATGTTACAGGTAATGTAATCACTATTGCTGAAAGAGGATCTGATAAGATTGATTATTCAGTTGGAACGGCTGTTCACAAATATGAACTTGGTGGAGTTTCTTTAGCAAGAGTTAATAAAACACATGGATTATCTACTTCAACATCTACGGCAGCATCTGGATCAATTGGTTTTGATTTCTATAATGTTAAAATAGATCAAACAAGTAAATCTATTAATGGAACTGCTTTCGATGCGACTGATAGAAGCACTGACGTTGGATTCCCTAAACTTTATTTCAACCAAACCAAATCTTGTGGTGGTTATGATATAAAAGCCACTCAAAATATGGCATTTGAAGCAATCAATCCAATTATTCACAATATGACAGTTACTGGAACTACAATTGGTGCTGAAGTAAGAACTACTTCTGCAAGTGGTATGAGTAATAGTGAAATACCTTATATTGACCAAGGGTTTGAATCTATTACTATTGGTGAAACTAATTACCTTACAAGTTCTAGAGCAATTTACGCAAAAGTTAATGAAGATGAAAGATTGGATAACATTGAAGGAAATAAATCCTTGCAAATAAGAGTAAGTTTAAACACTACTAATACTAAATTATCTCCTGTATTAGATGCTCAAAGAATTAGTACAATTCTTGTATCTAATAGAGTTGATAATGTTATTGACAATTATGCAACAGATAGGAGAGTAAAAACTCTTCTTGAAGATCCTACTGCTTGCCAGTATATAAGTAAGGAAATTAGATTAGAAAATCCAGCTACATCTATTAAGATCTTATTGGCAGCACATATTCATACTGATGCAGATGTGAGAGCATTCTATGCTATTGGTGATAAGGAGTCATTTGAACCAATTTTCACACCTTTCCCTGGATTTAATAATTTAAATAGTAAAGGTGAAGTAGTTAACGCTCAAGATAGTGATGGATTGCCTGATAAATTTGTTCCTAAAGTTAATGAATATGGTTTCATAGAAACAGCAAACTTTAGTGATTATAATTTCACTGCTGATAATTTACCAGCATTTAGATACTATAGAATTAAACTTCTATTGACAGGTACTAGTCAGGTATATGTTCCTAGAGTTAAAGATCTAAGAGTAATGGCACTAGCATAGTATGGAACATTACAATATTGAAGGGCATGTTGATCTTGCAAGAGATCCTGCTACAAATACTATAGTTAATGTAAACTCTTTAGATTATATTCATTATACTTCTAGTCGTGATGTGAAAAAATCAAATCATGAAAAAGTTGATACTATGGAACAAGATCTTGCAGATTTAAAAGGTGAAATTGGTGAAATCAAATCTCTACTCAAGGAATTAGTCAATGGCAAGTAAAAATCTTACATTTGATCCAAATGCAGGAGTTCCCTATGCTGCTAATTTAGCACTTTATACTGGTGCAGATTTTAAGACTACTTTTAATGTAGTTGATACTTCTGATGTTGCTTTTGATTTTCAAGGATTAACAACTACCTCAGTTTGGACAGGATCTTCTCAGATGCAAAAAAGTGCAGGTATTGGTGCAACCGATACACCTGCAGGAACCTTCACAGTAGGGTTTAGTAGTGCTGGTGGTGGAATATTTGATATATCAATGGGATCTACTTCTACAAGAGATTTGTCTGAAGGAAGATATGAATATAATGTATTAGTAAGTTCAGGTTCAACAATTTATAATATAGTAAATGGTAATATTTTGGTTTATACTGGTATTGCCTCCGCACCTTCCTAAATATTGTAGAGGTATTGTATAAATGGCACAACCAGGTAGTAGATCTGAATTTAAGGCATATTGTTTAAGGCAGTTAGGTGCTCCAGTATTGGAGATTAATATTGCTGATGAACAGTGTGATGATAGAATTGATGATGCTATTCAGTATTTTCATGAAAGGCATTTTGATGGTGTAGTTAGAACCTATTTAAAATATCAAATAACACAAGCTGATATTGATAGGGGAAGAGCATCTGTATTAACAGGAAAAGATAAAACAGGTATAACAACCGAGACTGCAACGGCAAATATTGCAGGAACAGATCAAGAGTTTCCTTGGTATGAAAATAGTAATTATATACAAGTTCCACCATCAGTAATAGGAGTAGAAAAAATATTCCGTTTTGGTGGAAGTAATTCTATATCCAATAATATGTTTAGTATTAAATATCAATTATTTTTAAATGATATTGCTTTTAATATGGGATATAATGGACTTTTGAGTTATGCAATGACCCAAACATATTTGTCTGATATTGATTTTCTATTAACTACAACAAAACAAATTAGATTTAACCAAAGACAAGATAGATTATATTTAGATATTGATTGGTCAGCATGTGAGGTTGATGAGTTTATAGTCCTTGAATGTTTTAGACTTGTTAATCCTAATGACTTTAGCAGGGTATGGAACGATTCGTTCTTAAAGAGATATGCTACTGCATTACTTAAAAGACAATGGGGTCAAAATTTACTTAAGTTTCAGGGTGTTAAATTACCTGGTGGAATAGAAATGAATGGAAGGCAGATATATGATGATGCAGAAAAAGACCTAGAAATTATCAGAGAACAGATGTCTAATACATACGAACTTCCACCTCTGGATATGATAGGATAATATAGTGCTGAATCCATTTTTCCAACAAGGATCTAAATCTGAACAGAATCTTGTACAAGATTTAATCAACGAACAGTTGAGGATGTATGGTGTTGAGGTTCATTATCTTCCTCGCAAATACATGAATGAAAAGACTATCTTGAGGGAAGTTGTTCAATCAGTATTTGATGATTCATATCCACTAGAAGCTTATGTAGATAATTTTGATGGATATGCAGAAAATCCTACTCTACTTTCAAAGTTTGGTATTGAACAAACTAATGAAGTAACT